GGACGACGCAACACCGGGTATTTCTACGAAGCCGTGGACGGCAACAAGCGCGACTTCTGGGAAAGTGAAAAAATCGACGCCCGCACAGTCGAGGGCACCGACAAGACCATCTACCAACAGATCATCGAGGAGTACGGCGAGGACTCCGATGAGGCACGCATCGAGGTCTATGGCGACTTTCCTAAGTCCGGTCAAGACCAGTTCATTGCTCCTCACTTGGTCGATGACGCCATGAAGCGTCCCAAGTACAAGGATATGACCGCCCCCATCGTGATCGGCGTGGACCCGGCCCGAGGTGGTATGGACAGCACCGTGATCGCCGTGCGCCAAGGGCGCGACATCGTAGCGGTTAAACGGTTTAGAGGCGACGACACCATGACCACCGTGGGCCACGTCATCGACGCCATCGAGGAGTACCGACCAGCACTCACCGTGATCGACGAGGGTGGTCTTGGCTACGGTATCCTTGACAGGTTGACTGAGCAGAAGTACAAAGTGCGCGGGGTCAACTTCGGTTGGAAAGCCAAGAACCCGGTAATGTGGGGCAACAAGAGAGCTGAGATTTGGGGAGCCATGCGTGATTGGCTCAAGTCGGCCAGTTTGCCGCAAGACAGGTTACTTAAAGCCGATTTGATCGGGCCGATGAAGAAGCCCAACTCTGCGGGAACCATATTTCTGGAGGGTAAAAAAGAGATGAAAGCCCGTGGCTTGGCGTCTCCTGATGCCGCTGATGCCATTGCCGTAACTTTTGCGTTCCCTGTCGCACATCGAGAGCATAATGACCGCGCAGTACCACGGCGCAACGCACAAAACAGGGCCGTTTTAACCAGTTGGATGGGCGCCTGATACCCATTCGTGACATTTACCGAACTCACAAATACTACCCAAAATGAGATTACTTGCTACTCAAGACTGCCTAATCGTGCGCCCCGACATGGAGAAACACGATCTTTTTGTCATGTTGCGCCAAAAACGAACCGGTACTGGTATAGTTATCTCCGCTGGACCGGAAGTAAAAGATATAAAAGTCGGGGATCGAGTGTTATTTGGAGATTCCATTGGTCAAGACTTACAATGGGAGGGTGACGATCTTCTCGTGATGCGAGAGGAACATACCCTCGGAGTATTTGACGCATGAAAGACACAACCGGAATCGTGGCCGCAGCGAATGTGGCAAAGAACGGCCCGTATCCGTCAAAGGGCGGCTCCGAAGACGTTTTGACCGTCGCTCGCAGTCGCATGACGATGGCGATTTCGGCCTACTCCGAGACACGCGAAAGCGAACTCGACGATCTTCGGTTTTACGCGGGCTCTCCAGACAATCAGTGGCAGTGGCCTGCTGACGTTCTCCAGACCCGTGGCGCTGTCCAAGGTCAGACCATCAACGCTCGCCCTTGCCTGACCATCAATAAGCTACCACAGCACGTCAAACAGGTCACCAACGATCAGAGAATGAATCGCCCCGGGATCAAGGTGATCCCTGCCGACGACAAAGGTGATATTGAGATGGCCGAGGTCTACAACGGCGTGATTCGGCACATTGAATACACATCGGACGCCGACGTGGCCTATGACACCGCCTGCGAGAATCAAGTCTCCTATGGTGAAGGCTACATTCGTGTGCTGACCGAGTATTGTGATGAGTCCACTTTTGACCAGGACATCAAGATCGGACGAGTGCGTAACAGCTTTTCCGTCTACATGGACCCGCTGATCCAAGACCCTACAGGTGCAGATGCCCGTTGGTGCTTTATCACGGAAGATCTGACCAAAGCTGAATATGAGCGTTTGTATCCGAACGCCGCACCCATCAATACCCTCATGTCGCTAGGTGTAGGCGATCAGTCAATCAGCCAGTGGATCAGCGAAAACACAGTGCGCATTGCCGAGTACTTCTACATTGAGTACGAAAAAGCCACGTTGAACCTGTATCCGGGCAACGTGACTGCGTTTGACGGCACCCCCGATGACAAGTCCCTGCGTCTGATGTTCGGTAAACCATTGCGCTCTCGTCCATCTGACCGCAAGAAGGTCAAATGGTGCAAGATTAACGGATATGAGATTTTAGAAGAGCGCGATTGGGCGGGCTCTTTTATTCCCGTGGTGCGCGTGGTCGGCAACGAGTTCGAGGTTGATGGTCGTATATATGTAAGCGGCTTGGTACGCAACGCCAAGGACGCCCAACGTATGTACAACTATTGGGCTTCGCAAGAAGCTGAGATGTTGGCACTGGCACCCAAAGCCCCGTTTATCGGCTACGGTGGGCAGTTTGAGGGGTATGAGCAGCAGTGGAAGACTGCTAACACCCAAAACTGGCCGTATCTGGAAGTTAACCCGGATGTTACGGACGGACAAGGTGCTGTCCTACCTCTACCGCAACGGGCACAGCCCCCGATGGCGTCCAGCGGCCTCCTGCAAGCCAAAGCAGGTGCATCGGAAGACATCAAATCCGCTACCGGTCAGTACAACGCTTCACTGGGTATGACCAGCAACGAGCGTTCTGGTAAAGCTATCCTTGCGCGTCAGCGTGAGGGCGACGTAGGAGTCTATCATTATGTGGATAATTTGGCCCGTGCTATTCGCCATGTTGGTCGTCAATTGGTGGATTTGATTCCCAAGATTTACGACACCGAACGCATTGCCCGCATCATCGGTGAGGATGGAGAATCCTCGACCGTCAAGATGAACCCGATGCAGGAGGAACCGGTAAAATCTACAACCCTAGCGTTGGTAAGTACGATGTGCGCGTTATTACCGGTCCCGGTTACGCCACCAAGCGTCAAGAGGCGCTGGAGAGCATGGCTCAATTGCTGCAAGGTAATCCTCAACTATGGCAAGTGGCCGGTGACTTGTTCGTCAAGAACATGGACTGGCCCGGCGCCCAAGACCTCGCCAAGCGATTCCAAAAGACGCTTGACCCCAAGGTGCTGGCCGATGAGGATAACCCGGCCCTGGTTGCCGCCAATCAGCAGATGCAGGAAATGGCACAGCAGATGCAAGCCATGCACGCCATGCTGGCAAACGTGCAGCAGAGCATGGAAGCCAAAGAACTTGAAATCAAGGAGTTCGAGGCCGAGGTTAAAGCGTACCAAGCCGAAACGCAGCGCATCAGCGCAGTGCAGGCCAGCATGACGCCTGAGCAGATTCAGGATATTGTGATGGGCACCATCGCGGCTGCTGTGGACACTGGCGATCTGATTGGTGGCGCACCAGAGATGCGCGAGACTGCGCAGATGGAAGCAATGGAACAACCGGAGCAAGGGACGATGTCATGAAAGCCGCCGACTTTGTAGGTCTTTTGTTCTTGGCCAGAGATGTGACGCACTCTGTCCATCTCAACACCCGCAACTATGCCAAACATGTCGCTCTGAATGAGTTTTATGACAATATTGTCGGTTTGGCTGATAAATTTGCTGAGTCCTACCAAGGCCGACACGGTTTAATTGGTCCGATCACGCTCCTGAGTGCCAAAAAGACTACCAATGTAACCGAGTTCTTGACTGATCAATTGGCTGAAATCGAAGAAGGCCGAGACAAGCTGGTTGACCGTAAAGACACAGCCCTTCACAATATCATTGATGAAATAGTCGGACTATATCTGTCCACCCTCTACAAGTTGAGGTTTCTAGCATGATTGAACTAAGCGGTCAGGTTGGCGAGCTACGTCTTTCCATCGAAATTACTCGCAAAGAGACAGGAAAAACCGAAAAGTACGAGATGGTTGGGTTCATTGATGAGAAGAAATTGGCTGATTTGGTAGAGGTGGAAAATGAGCGACGTAACATCGACAGTTGAAGTGCAGGGTGTCATTACTGTACGCACGTATAGCGACGGTGCTGTGCAGCGTAATGTGTGGGAAACAATTGAGCAGGCGCAGGAATACGCAGACAGTGTTGCTGCGCTAGAGCCGCCTGTTGATACGCCCGCTGAGGATCCAGTCGAAGCGCCGGTAGAATCACCGGTAGAAGGAGCGCCATAATGGCAGTTACACACTCAACGGCGGCACGTAATGCTGCAACGGACGCAGTTACGGCACTTATTGGCGCGTCTGGCCGCTTGCGGTTTCGACTATCGGGCACAGTTGGTGCTCCTGGCACATCAGTGGCCAATCTGGCGCTCAGTGCTACGGCATTTGGTGCCAGTTCTAGCGGTACCGCTACGGCTAATGCAATATCGTCAGACACTAATGCGGCAGGGAACGCTTCACCCGTTGCTACGGCTACCCTGGAAACATCGGGCGGTACGGTGGTGATCCATTGTGCGGTGGCAGCATCGTCGTCTGACATAAACATGACCAATGGTTTGACCGTGGCTGCTGGTGACACGGTTTCATGCTCTAGCCTAACCTACACAGCACTGAGCGCATGATAGCGTGAGGACGGTTCTGTGCCCGCTACCGTATCAGCATTAGGCTCGGGCACATTCACGTCGGCAAATGGTACAAAGACAGTCACCGCGACACCCGCTGTCGGTGATCTGATATTCATTGTTACCGCGCACGCCAATAACACGGCGCAGATTGCCCCCACGGACAACAACTCGGGTGGGGGTGGGACATATTCTTTATCTGACTACAACAGTTGGTACAAAGACTCGTCCACTGACACATTACAGATATGGGTGCGTAATGCACTCATAACATCGGCCACCAGCACGACATTTACTCACGCTCCGGGCTCGACCTCGGGCGGTGGGCTGGCTGTCGTGGTAGTGCAGGGAGTGACTAATACAGGCACACTGGCCATTCAAAAATCGGGCGGGCAAGACAACCAATCAGGCAGCACCACGCCTGCCCCGTCATTGGGGGCCACCCCGAACATATCTAGACCCGTTATTAGCGCCGTCTACAACTCTAGCAATCCCGCCAACGTAACGGCACGCTCAGGGTACACAACGCTCTTCAACCTTGGGCATGCTTTCCCAGGATCCGGGTTAGCCGTTATCGCTCGAAATAGTGGCGAAACATCTGCGACGATCACGTGGGGCGGTAACTCATCAGCATTCGCGTCAATTGCTTTGGAGTTAAGTTCTCCAATAACAGTTCACGCCACAACAGGGGTACTGACAGGTCAGGGCTCAACGATTGTTGGCTCGGCAAGTAGAAAAACCTCGCACGCTACAACAGGGGTACTGACTGGTCAATCCTCAACCGTTGCCGGCACATCTGCGCACATAGCGCGACATACAACCACTGGAGCACTGACTGGTCCTGGTTCTACTATTGCGGGTTCAGCTAGTCGGTTCAGACAGTTCGCAACCAGTGGAACACTGACTGGTCCCGGTTCTACTGTTACAGGTTCGTCTACTCGATTCAGACAGTTCACAACCAGTGGAACACTGACTGGTCCCGGTTCTACTGTTACAGGTTCAGCTAGTCGGTTCAGACAGTTCGCAACCAGTGGAACACTGACTGGTCCCGGTTCTACTGTTACAGGTTCAGCTAGTCGGTTCAGACAGTTCGCAACCAGTGGAACACTGACTGGTCCAGGTGCTGCTGTTACGGGTTCGTCTATTCGGTTCAGACAGTTTGCGACTACCGGAGCACTGACCGGTCCTGGTTCTACTGTTACAGGCTTGTCGATGCGGTCTGTGACATTCAACGCAACAGGTGCGTTAGTGGGTCAAGGTAGCGCATTGGTGGGGAACGCGGACCATATTTCTCCATACCCGAATCCAGAATTAATGCCCGCAGGGTTACAATACGGCCCAGGTGGTGTATTTATCGGAACATTGACAATTGGCGATGGTGCGTCAATAATCAGACTGCGGTCTGGTACAGAAAGGAAATAAATGGCAGTCAACCTGAAGGCCATCACGGCATGTATGGGGTATCAGCAGATCACTAGCCTCAGTGCGGCGACTGCGCTAACGGTACCAAAACGCGACGCGACTGGATTAATCGGCTCACCTAAACTTGCCATTATCACGGTGGAAACCCAGGCAGTTCGATGGCGAGATGATGGTGTTGCGCCCACGGCATCGGTTGGTATGCCGCTAGCTGCTGGCGCTACACTGCAGTACGACGGTGATCTGTCTAGGATTCAGTTTATAGAACAGACGGCAAGCGCCAAAATTAACATCTCCTACTACGCGTAAAGAGGTCGCTATGCACGTGCATGATTCTTCGGGTGGGATTGATTTTACCAAGCTGGTAGATTACATATCTGATCAATTCCCTGCTGATTTTAAGGCGATGGTCGAAGCCCGCGATGAGTTGGCAAAGCGTCAGGGCGCACTGAATGCCGCAGAACTGGCGCTCAGTGATCGGGCTGCTGCTGCAAAAGAGCTGGAAAGTGCCAAACTTGCAGCAAGTGAGATGATCTTGGACGCCAATGCGAAGAACGCAGAGGCGACCGCTAAGAAAGCAGCACTTGACGCTCGTGAGTCAGATCTCGATGCTCGTGAGGCCAAGATCAGTGCCGAATTGAGCATTCGTGAAAGCGATGTGTCTGCCCGTGAAAGACAGGTTTCAGCCAGGGAAACTCAGCTAAATGAACGCGAATCCCTGCTGCAAGACCGGGCGCGGGCGCTAGACGCCGATAGTGCTGCCTTACAGGCCCGCGTTAAATCGTTCCAAGACAAAGTGGCTGCTTTGAGTGCCTAAAGGACAGACATGACTGGTATCAAAATCTCCGAACTCCCGGTAGCGAGCACACTGACAGGTGCAGAGCTGATACCAGTCGTGCAGTCGGGTGCGACAAGTCAAACCACGATTAACGGAATTCCGTCATCTGCAATTGCCTATACGCAGGGTGGTACAGGTGCTGCCACTACCACGGTACAGTCTAAGCTGCGCGAGTCGGTGAGTGTCAAAGATTTTGGTGCTGTCGGGGATGGGGTAACGGATGATACGGCTGCTATTCAAGCAGCATTCAATGTCGGGGGTAGCATCATTTTTCCCGATGGGCTTACATATTTGGTCAACTCGGGGATTACTGTTAATACTGATTGCGACATTGATTTGCAAAATTCCACAATCAAACGTGGCTCGTTGACTGGCGTGATGATCAACGTCGCAAGTGGTGGCAAATTCTCGATCAGAAACGGAACACTGGACGGCAACAATACTGCCGCAAATGGTGGACACATACTGTATTATGGTGACACAAATGGTGATCTTGAAATGTCATCATTGAATGTCATCAATAACTGTGTTGGGTATCCGACTCCAACATTATCTCAAGACACCGATTTGGTGTATGTACTACGTGGGAATTCTGTACGGGTAGACAACTGTAATTTTACACTAGCATCTCGTCAAGGTATTTCTTTCACAGGTGCTGTGAAAATTGTGAGTTTATCAAACAATCTGTTTAAGGATTGTTATTTGTTCGGTGTGGACATTGAACCTAATACACCAACAACATTCATGTATGAAGAGGTGACAATCACTGGAAATATTTTCCGCAATTGTGGTCCTAAATCTCCGCCGACCAACTATGTTTGGAACAGCGGTGGCCCGTTCCAAATGGCGAGTGGGGCAAGTGCCACCGTTACATTTGTTAAAGACGTGGTGTTTAGTGGTAACACCATTGAAAGTACTGACTTTTTGAATCCGAATGCCTCATATGTTGAGCCATTTATGAGATTTGATCAGTTTAAATCCCTTGTTTTCTCTGGAAACATTGTTGATAACCTAAGTGTTACGAATTTTGCCCCTTTTGGTACCGGAACTATAGAACAGGCGCAAATTACTGGAAATGTCTGGACAAGGACAGGGACACAAGAAAACAGTATCTCATTGGGTGAATTGCTACTACGATCAGTGGTTACCGGTAACAGGCTGCACTATGCGTATGTGCGCTCTCCAACAGCGATTTTTAACGGAAATACTTTCAAAGACTCGGCGCTTACTGAAGGAATCCATTGCTTTTCAACCTGTACCAATGCTGTCATCTCGGATAACTTTTTTGATGGGATTACGACTTGCATCTCGGTGGCAGACAAGTCCTCTGGATACACCATCACAGGAAACCGCGCCACCGGATATACGACATTTATCGGTACTGTTACCTCATCTCAACTGATGGGGAACATCGACAACAAGATGCAAGGTCCGGTTACTGTGCAATCTACCACAGTGTCTGTACCTACGGGCGTGGCAACTACCGTTTTTGATTTAGCAGGTGTCAAGCAATCCGGAATGAT